TTGACGTGTGTGTATAGTTAAACTAGGTTTAACTTATCAGAGCAAAACAAAGGGAGATTATCTGATGGCTTTTAACCCTAATCGAAATTCAATTATTTTAGAAGCAGAAATCGAAAGAAACAATTACTGGCGTTTTAAACTAGCCTTGCTGAAGCTACCACTTCCAAGCGTAAGTTATAACGACACTCAGGTTGATCAACTTGTTGAGTTAATTCGTGCAGTTAAAGAAAAAACTCGCTTAGAGGTTCGCAAGAAACGATTGCAAGAATTACGACAATTGCCTGTACGCCATGCTGAACGAGCGTTGTGGTATAAAACTGGTGACGGCAGGAAAGGCGAAGACCAAAATGGTTCGGTAGCAAAATACACTCTGTCACTGTCTGCCAAACCTAGAAAACGCTTGTTCACATATATCTAATAGGGAGATTATTATGATCACAAAAGACAAGATTAAATCTAAGTACCGCTGGCTCGACATTGACGATCTCGACTACAAATTCATACAGTGGAACACACACTATGTGCGTGGAACGATATCCGCTGGTGATTTTAGTCAGTTCAAAGAGGCGTGGGTTGAGCTAATGAATGAAAACATGGCCGCGATTGATAGCGGTGCAGAACCAATAACAGGAGCAAATCATGAGTAAGCAAATCATCACTATCAGCAAGGATTACCAGATCGAGGCTGATCACCCAAATTACACCCTGCAAACATTTATCGGCGGCAAGACCGGATGGAAAAATGTAGGCTTTTATTCATCAGTAAAGAACGCGCTCAAGAAGTTTATTGAGATCAGCCCATTGGCTGAGAAGGATATGGCACTCATTCACTATGCTGAAAGCATGATGGACTTGGCGCAAAGCACAATTGATAAGGGGATAAAGTAATGGCACAGTGGATTATGAACATCATTTTAGGTGGCTTTGCAGTATTGTACTGCTTGTCGTGGACAAATATTCTTCATCCAACATATAACTTTTGGGGTGCAATTGCATACTTTGGTGGTGTATAGTAGTATCATCTTATTCGTTATGGTTTCTCCCCAGCCTCTGTAGAGGCTACTAAGCCCAGTGACTTACCTTTCGGTCACTGGGTTCTTTTTATTTGCGGTTGTAATATTTGCTTACAGCGCGGTTACCGAACCAGAACGACATAATCGCCGCAAACAGCCCCTGCGTTTCAGGTGACCACATAAGCTCAACAGCGTCCTTCCAGTCACCGCCGGATTCCATCACCTTCAACATGATGACCGCCTCGACAGCCACAAACATTATGAAGAAGGCATAAGTAATAACAGGGCGCACACTGCCGCGCAGAGCGTTGACAAATCCCCCAGCGTCAATAGATCGGTCATGGTCATAGATACCCTTTGTTTCAGCTATGTCAGCCTCTGCATCTAGCTCTTGTAGCTTGAGGCTAGACCGCATCTGCATTAACTCGCCTTGAAGCCGCATCTCGTCCAGCTTCTGCTTGTGTTCCTGCCCTGCCCTAAAATAAGCCAGTACCTCTGGCAAGAACGATGATCCGAAGCCTAACAGACTGCCTAATAACGTCATCATGATGTGCTATCCTCTGCTGGTTTGCTGTTAACATACAGACCGAACCAAGCCGCCCCTGCACCTACAATGACGCTGACGAATCCGGCTTGAGCGTTATTTGGGTCAGGCAGTGCCATGAACCACTGGCAGGTTTGATAGAAGACTATCATGTAGGATAGGATCAATAGGCGTGGAACGATGCGCCAAGCATCTAACTGTTTAGGATTCATCCCACTCTCCTGTTCTCATCATCTCTGCTAAGTGTACAGCCCTGTGGCCTACTTGCTTGCGCCACATACTGTCCAGCATCTCATCAGCCGCAGTGTCGTAGTCTTCTGCGTGGATAGCATCCTTGGTTTTCCGGAACTTGTCGAAGCGTGGCTGACCCAAGTTAAACAACATGCTGATAATAACAGCCTTGCGTGGCTCGTTTAGATTCGGCCAGAACGTATATTTCTTAGCGGTTTCGATCACTTGATCAAGATCATTCATCAGCAAAAACTCGGCTTCCTGTGCCGATATACCACCGCCTAGTCGCTCGTCTATCAGTCTGCCATAGCCAATGGTCAGATAGCCTTCACTGTCTTTATAGGCGTGTTCTACAAAGCCTTCATGCTGTTTGATCAAGTTTATCAGTTGTTGCGCTGAATCCATTTTCCATGCCTCCTTGGATCATCTTGGACACAGTGACACCCATCTCATACAGGATGTTCTGCATATCATTGTCACTGGCCTTGCCACGGCCGGACATAAACATTTCAACAGCCTCACCTGTTTCCGGATGGAAGCTAACGGTTACGGCTAGACCCATGCCTAGTTCTGTTGTCACGCAAGGCCGTCTGTTTGGTACATTCATCTCGTAAAATCCTTATTGTTTGATCCCAGCTATCTATTTCGCGCTCCGGCGTAAACAGGCTGGTTGGTTTCGTAAATTTTATCCTGTCAATAGCAGAGATAGGCATAAAAAAACACCCTCGCTGTTCTGAAGACACGAGGGCTAGGATATCATAATCATCTACACTGGGAAACCGCTTATCCTTTCCCTTGCCGACAGGAAACTGCATCGTGCGCTTGCTGTATTTTATGCGCTTGCTCAACTGGCATGATCTGACTTGGACGCGGTAGCTTTCCCTGCCCTTAGTAGCAATCAGATCATAGTCATCCTGCATAACCATACCGCAACCCCAGCCACGCTGTACGATTGCGGCACTGGCAATGTGTTCGCCAACCAGTCCTGACATAGTATTGGTCAGGTCTGGTACGGCTATAAATAATTCAAGCGGCCAACTCGTCAAGTCGTTTTTTCACCGTGTTTAGGTCTGACAGCATATACATGTCAGCGCGTTTATACTTAGATTCCGCATTGTACACAGTTGAATGGTCTTTGCCAAACACTCTGCCAATGTCGCTATAATTTGCTCTCGTATAACGCAGTGATGCCACCATTGCTAGATGCCTAGCACCAGTAATCTTGTGCTTGCGGCGGTTGCTCATAATGTCAATCACCGGAACACCTTTGATGTCACTCACGATGTTGATGATGTCCTTGACACGCACATAATGAGCATCCCTGCGCTCATAGGCTGTCAAAGTCATCGGCTTGCCGAACAATACTTTTATTGCGTTTGATATTCTCGTTAAAACAGTCATGGTTACAAAATACCTCTTTATTAGCGTTGGCTAGACCAGTTGTCTTCCAACTAAATTGTCGTTTGCAGTAGTGGCATGTATCTGTGCCACCCCACGGTTTCATGCTTGGCTTACTCGCCACGCTCTGCCCTCTTGCGCTCTGTTGCAACACTTAGCAATTGTGACGCTAGAATGATTTGCTCGTCTGGGTCTTGCCAAAACATTAGCTGTTCTGGCTCGTCCTCATCTGTGACGACAAGCATACCAAACTCGCGAGGCACAACCAGCTTGACCTTGCGGCTTTTGCTGGATGTGTCCGGTGATTTAAACAGCCTAGAAAGGAACGTCATCATCAAGCGTTACCTGCGGTTGTGGTGCTGGTTTTGCCGCACCGTTAGGTTGGGCATCCTTTAGCTGTAAGGACAGGCTCATGAACTGTGAGCCTTTCGCAGATGTTTTGTTCCACGCAGAGATTTTATACTCCACGCCATCAATCTCACATGATCCAGTCATGTCAGGGCGGTTAGGGTTATCCCCTTTGTCATTGTGGAATAGAACCCCACGCAGATTGTTATCATACTCAGCCATTAAGAAATCTCCTGTTTGCGTTGGCTAAAGAGCGCACGTTGTTCTGGTGTCAGCGACAACGACACGCGGTTGTAAAGAGCCTTTAGGCTCTCCATATCCGGAGCTATCCGAATCTCTTGTTCAAGTGACATGCCTGTCGCCTTCTTGAAATCTTTTGCAGGTGGTGGTGCAGACGGTGCAGGACTGCTTGAAACAGTCTGCGGTAGGTCTTCACCTTGGAATAGATATGCACCCAGTCCTAGTGCGGCTATGGCCTTTGCCAAGCAACGCTGTAAAGACTTGTTCACCTCAAAGCTATCTGGGTTCTGTATCGGCTTATTAGCGTGGTTCAGCACAGGCATAATCTCTGTGCATGAGGAATCCAAACTTGGAACGGATACTGTGACTTGCACATAGCCGTAGCCGTTAGGGTCAAGCATATAGGGCAGACCATTAAATATGTGCTTATGGTATGTTGCGTCCGGATAGTGATCCTTTAGCATTGACCAAGCCCATGCCCAACTAAGATAGGTAAAGCCGTTTTTTTTCTCAGCATATTTATTTACGTCAACGGCTGATAGTGTATTCCATACAGATTTGTTTATAGATTCCATAATATCCTCGCTTCATCAATGAATTGGTTTTTCCAATAAAAGGGGTGGTTAAACTCAGGCTCAACTAAACCAGCTAACACCTTTGGATCGGTGCTAACAGCCAGTAAGTTTTGCCGGATCAATGCCCTACGGCGTAAGTCGTATAGGCAGTATTCTAAGTATTCAGGCGATAGCTTATCGCAGTTGTCCTGATCAAAGTGCGCTATGTCAGTATCACTAATGTAAACAATGTTAGGCTTCAAGCCTGTTGCCTTCTGATACACAGCAACTTGACATAGGTGGTTATAGTCAGGTTCTTTAGGCAGAGCTGGCTTAGACCAACCACGAGTGCCGTCCTTTTTGATCTGACCCTTGCGTGGTGCTTTAGTCTTCA